GATGTTAGCTTGAATACCTGAATCGTAGTTCGGGAATCTGGTGTAGCCTGTCGAAACAGCACCTCTGAGGCTCAACGTAATACCATCAATCTGTTCACGAGGAATATCAATAATACTGAACTGAGCTTCTGAAACAAGCCTTGGTTTCTGACCGAACAAATCTTTAAGAATGATTCCGGTCAGTTGTGGACGACCAGAGATAAGATAGTTACCGTTTTCTCTGGTGAATCTCATATCGAATCTACGACCGATGGCTTCTGCCGGAGCGTTTGGATTCAATACTTTGAAACCGTCTTGGAACTTCGATGGGACTTTTACGGTAGCGTTAAACTCCGTGTAGTCAGTTCCCGTTCCGTTTTCCTGACGTTTGTGAATCTCAACTCCGCCTGGAGTATAGAAGCCGTAGAACCCCGGCTCTTCCCAAGTCGCGTTGACTTCCGGCACGAGTGTTCCGCCCGGAGGCGTGTAAGAACTTCTCTGATACCTCACGATGAAAGAGAAGTGCGAGAGATTCTTGGCTGTGAGGTCGAATACCTCACGGATTCTTTCATATTCATACTTCTGGATAGCTCTCATAATCTCTCCTTACCAAACCAAAGTGGTTGGAACTGATGCTGATTCGCTTTCAACCGGAATGATAGCATCTGGAAAATCTGCTCCGGCTTCGAACATTACTCTGTTCAAACGATTTTCTTCTCTCGTGAACAAAGCGATAAGGTGCTGATAAACTTGGTTACGGGCGACTCCCTGACCTTCTGAAAGATAAGAGAAATCGGCGGCGGTGTTCTGCATCGCACGACGAAGAAGTTCAACCCTACCAATCAATCTAAACATTTTTATATTTGTCGCGTCAATCTGATTGATATTCGTTAAGCCCATTTTATTCAATACTTCGTCGGTGACGAGATTGTAAATAGGGTTTCTCACTCTGGTCATCGCTGGTTGAATCGTTCTGGTGTAAGCGTCTCCAACCGTCAACTCCGTTCCCGAATAGCTAGGGTTAGCGTAAAGGATAATATCGTTGAGGTTAAGAGCTTGGTCGAGTGTTCTCTGCTTACCGTTATCAAAGGTGATTGTTTGATATTGATTGAACTTCATCTCGCTCGGCGCGATAGCGTATTTACCATTACCGTAGATGTCGAGAACGACAAGCTGTTGAGTAACAGCCGGAGTTTCTTCAACCGTATCACCCCAACCAAGACTGTCTGCCGCTTGTTGGAGAACTTCATTCTTCAAGTAATCGGCAAATGTGTTGTATGTGTAACTTGTTGGAATAGCCATAATTAAAACCTCACAGTAATTCCTCCGGCATAGGTCATCGCACGAGGCTTACCTAAAGCTGGAGCTTGGAATGGATAAAGTCTATCGTATTCGGCTTCTGCGAAATCGAGTTGATTGAGTGAATAGTCGTGCATCTGACTTCTATTCATTGTCGAATCCGCGAAGCTCAAGTCCGTGTCGGTCACGGTGTTGAAAGAAACTGCTCTCCACGCTTCGATTCTTCCCATCAATCTGAATCTATTGATTTCATTTACAGGAACATTTTCCGGCGCGGAAAATCCCATCATCATTAAGGTTTCGTTGGTGATGGCATCGTAAGCAAACTGAGCGTCAATATCCAACTCTCCGGTATAGATTCTGAGAATCGTGTTGACGTTATAAGCCGGAGCACCTTGAGCGTTTTCAATGAGAATCTGTGATTCGCCGTTCAAAGCGTCGAAGGTCGTCGTTAAAATTTCCGGCAGACCTGTCGTTCCGTTAATCGTCGTGGTGACAATCTTCGTTCCGGCTGGAACATCAGCATATAAAGGAGTTGTCAGATTGAGCATTCTCGAATTTGCCGACTTCGAACCAACGATAGGAATGTCGTTGTATTGTGCTACATCAATATCCTGCCACCCCATAGATTTACCTACGTTCTGGAGGACTTCTTTTTCGATGTAGTCACGAAATGTTTCGTATGTGTAAGTCGTTGGGACTGGCATTATTAGTTCTCCTTATTCTTCTTTCTCTTTGCGGAAGTGTGAACCTCTTTGATTACTTCGGTGATTACTTCATCCTGTTCGATGTCACCGTCTTTCTGACTCACTTTACCTTTTTCCGCCATTCTCTTCCAAATCGCTAATCGAGCTTCATCGGATAAAGAATCTTCTTCGCCGGGGAGATATGTCTCACCTTTGTAAATATAAGCTGTATCAAGAGTTAGGTTTTCCATTTCTTCCTTGATATTTCTGTCTTGATTGTTAGTTGCGTCAATCTTCTTTCTTGGCATAATGTCTCCTTATAGTGAAAAAGGACGACGACTTTGTGTGTCGTCGCCCTAATTCGGTCTGTGAGGTTTTCGCTAACCGAGGTTAGGCGATACCGTTGATAACTGCGATAGCTTCTGGCTCTGTGATAACAGGAAGGGATTCTTGCATACCTTCTGCTTCGATTCTTGGTGGCTTGTTGTTAAATGGCGTAACCAAAATAACACGACCAGCGTTTTGCTGACCAGCCGCACGACCGATAGCCGTGTAACCAAGAGGGCTGGAAACTACACGAGTTTCATTTTCAAACGTGAACGTCTGTGGGTCTGTTCCTGCTTCCGCAACAAACAACATCGAGTTGGTTGGAAGGAAGTGACCGATGCTACCGTCTTCGTTACGGTATGTAGCATCGTAAGTTTCGATGACAGGCAAACCGTTTGACTGTAACATTTGGTTGATAGAGTTAATGGTTGCAAAACCACCAGCACTAACAAGGCTTCCACCGACAACTTGAAGAGTTCCGGTTCTGCTGGAAATCTTCGCATTCTTAGCCAACATCGTTACAACTGCTGTGCTCGTCAAGATACGAGAAGTCTTATATCCCTTTGAAGCAAGAAGTTGGTGTTGAGCCAAAATGTCGTCCATTGGGTCGTAAGTGTCGTCTGACCAGTTACCACCAGCCGTAACACGGTGTCCAGATGGGTTTGGATAAGCGATGGTTTCACCATATCCGTTCTGACCAACACGAACGACAGATGCGTTGACGAGAGCTTGGAATCTTTGGATTTCAGTCTTTTCAATCAAAGCACGGTTCACGCGAAGGTCTGTCCATTGTGCGACAGCGTTTGCTACGTCTACGTTGTTTCCACGAATCGCGGCTTGAACGAGAGCGTCGTATTCACGACCTGTCATTTCAACAGCGATGTCCTGTGTTCCTGTTTCGACTAACATCTCACCGAGCAAATCAACTCCGCCTTTCTTTTGCGCTGGAGTGAAACGTGGAGAGTCGTTAGCTACGACTGTTCTGTAACGAATGAGGGATTCACGGTAAGCATTCTCAAGTGTTTCACGCTCAGGAAGGATTTCCGCACCGACATATCTACGAACAGGTGTTCCGAACTGTGCAAACGGGTTTCTTGCGATTGTAACGAAAGAACCGTTTGAGTTCATCTGATTAAGTAAGGTTACTAAATCTGGCATAATCTTTTACTCCTTTTAATTTATTTATCCTTGGATAAGGGTATAGAAACTGTGCAACTTACCCTTCAATGTAGCGGAAGCTCCTGCCCAAGACGGCAAGAAGTTATACTTAACAACAGAACCCATACGAAGAACATTCGTTCCTCTGTCTGAACCTGCGGCTACACTTGCTTCATCAACAACGATAAATACTTCATCGTCTGCGTCGGCGGCTGGACCAAAATCTGCTCCAGCGAGTTTCTCTGCATTTGTTCTACCAACTAAAGTTCCGGCTGGAACGATGTTGTTCGTGAGACCTGACCAGCTTCCTGCACTCGCTAACTGAACTCCACCCGGAAGGATGTGAACTCTGTCCTCGAAGTCGCCCATAAAAGCCTTAGAAGCTGCCTGTCCATAATCTGTGTATGTCATTTGAGCCATAACTATTTTACTCCTTTTAATTTACTGTCTCAGCTTTCGGTGCTGAATACGTCCTCTTTAGGAATGAACTGACTAACTGTTGAGTGTTGTCCACTTCCTTGACTGGTTTGGTTGGTTGACGAACAAATGGAACTGTCTGTTTGACCGTTTCAGATGTCGCCTTCAAAGCTGGAAGGAAATCTTCCCAATTTTCCTGAGCATACTGCTCAAGTTCAACATCTCCGACCATCGCCTTTCCATCTTTTATTTCGATTGTAACATCAGTAGCTAAACGACTTAGTGCGGAAGGTTTATATCCAACGAGTTCTGCGGCTTGTTGAATGGAGGCATCTCTTTCGAGAGTTGTGAGAGAAGCTAGGGAAGCTGATATGGAATCAACTTCTCCTAGCTCTTTGTAACGATTAAAACTTTGTAATTCTTCTTCTGTAATTTCTGGCATAATTATTCCTCTGAATTAACATCGAGTTTATCACGGTTGTCCACCGTATTGTCAATTAAATCATTACTTTGATAAACAGCGTCTACGGATTTCTTGAACTCAAGTTCCGCTTCCACGAGACGCTGTTCCGTTTCAGGGTCTTCGATTCCGATACGCTCACGCGCCGTTTGAATCGAGATAATACCGATACGAACCTGACGTTCGAGCAAGTCAATCTCTCCTGCGGAAATAGCTCCGTAATCGAGTTTTGCTTCGGTCTTAACTTCAACACCTTTGAACCTGTCAGGATTTCCTGAAAGAGTTCCGGCTAGGGATAAGATAGATTCAATCAACCATTCCATCGCCTGTTCGACAACCTGCTTCGGAATCCTCAACGATGAAAGGAACGCCGCGAGTGCCTGTCTGCGTGAATCACCGGAAGTGATGGCATCGCCCGACAATTTAGCGTGAAGTTGCTGACATTCTTCGAGAATACCCGAATATGCCGCACCGCTTGACTCCAAGAAGGTTTGAACCGAAACAGGGTCACGATAAGAAACACTTGCCGATGTATAACCTTTGGTGTTTCCGTTCTCATCAACATAAGGCACACCGTTGATGGCGTTGACCGTTCCTGCTCCGACTGCAAACTCATCTCTGACAAAGACTTGTCCACCCTGTCCGTCATCTTCGTAGTGTCCCGGAAGCTGACCGTTAAGAATGATTCTTTCCAAGAAACCACCGAGCACGGCGTTTCTCTGCATCATCGTTAAGTTCAAGTTCTGGAGCTTTTGAAGTGAACGAATCTGGTCGGTAATCATTCTCGGCATTTCAAGCTCGAACATTAACAATCTTCCGCCCAAATCCAACTGCGCCGAAGATGGATAACCACGTTCCGGCAAGATTGTGATTTCCGTGTAGCGTCTGCCGTCCTCGTTCTGAACCGGAAGCAAATATGTGATTTCCGCTACATCCTTTTCTCTTCCGTCTGCGTCAACTGCCTGTCCGATGAAGATACCCGTTCTCTCACGAGTCGCTTCGTCCGTGATAACCGTTGAAGCCAAAGGATTTGGAGCATCAAGATAAATAACACCCAACGGGTTATTCTCATCAACGTCTACCGCGCCTTCCTGAACGAATCCGGCTGGAATGAAGATTCTCAAAGTAGATTTACCAGCAAGAAGCGCGTGGCGAAGAGCTTTCTGCATATACTTCTTGAAATCCTTATCCTTCATCCAATCTTTAAGAAGAGCTTCGGCTTCTGCAAGGATTCTCTTTTGGTCACGCTTTCCGGCATCGCCTGTGAAAGATAAAGTGAACTTAGGGTCACGTCCGAGAACTCCGTTCACGCCTCTGTCAACGATTTCCTTGACGGTGTTCTTGGAAACGAAGCCACGTTCGATTTCAGAAGCTACCAACGAGTAATCACTTGAGTTTGGAGGCGGAATAGGTCCAGACCATCCATCCGTGTTCTGCCAATGGTCTCCGTAATAGAAACTAATGTTTGATTTAACTTTTGCCGAGTCAGGACGTGCCACTAAGTTTCTGGCATCGTTCAAGTCTGTGATTCCGGCGAAATTGTCTTGTAATGACATAATTTACTCCTTTATTTGCAACCTTTACATCCACCGACCAATTCCCTTGGAATCGGAGTCCAAATCGGATTCTTTGGAGGAGGCGTGTAGCTACCTATGTTTTTCGAACTATCCGCAGGAATATAATCCCTGTAAATGCTGTTTCCCAATCTCATTCCCGAATCCACCGGAGAAGCCACGCCTGTCAACTCCCTTGCGGAAATTGGAGGCGCGACTCTCGCTTTAACGGCACTAGCAGGAACT